TCTTTCATTTTTGTTTAATCCTTTCATCACATCATTTATTTTCTGTGCAAAATATGATATAATGAATATACTAATTTGATTATTATACCAAGAACCTACAAGGTTGCAGCCTAATATGTAGGTTCTTTTTTTGCACAAATTTATAATTATATTTTACATCTCTTATTTAAATTAATAAAGAATTATATAAAAATAAGCAGCCTTTAAGACTGCTCTAAATTACTTTTAAATTAAATTGATATTTGATTCTTTAATGTTCCTAAAGCCACTTCTATTTGCGCTTCTATATAACCACTTAAATCCTTTATTTCTAAGTTGATTAAATCCTTCGACTCTTTAGATAACTGATTTAATACATTTTTCTTTACAGATTCAGCTATCTTTTGTAATTCTTCTTTTCTAACATCTCCATCCTCTGTCTTTTCCTTGATTTCTTTAACCAAGGTTTGCTCCATTTTTACTACATTCTTAGTTACTAAGTCATTAGCTCTATCTATTGCGGAATTTATTAATGCTTTTTGATTTTCATCTTTAACTTTATCTGTTTCTGCTTTGACCTTTTCTGTTAATTTTTTAGTATAAAGTGTTACATACGCAGTACCTACACTTATAGCTCCACATGCAATAATAACTAATAATTGTGTTAAACTTTCTTTAATCATTTCCATTTTATTTTCCTACCTTTCAATTTTATTTTTTATTTCTTCTACATCTTCTTTAATCTCTTCAACCACATTAAATTTTGTGGCCAACTCTGAAATTACTTCTTGATTCTTACTTATTACATTCTGTAATTTCTCTTCTCTTAACCTACTTTCTTTTCTGGTCTCTATAAGTAGCCATATAAATAGTGCTGCCCAAGCACCTTGACTTACTATAGTTTTTGCCAATTCATTTTCCAATGTTGCACCTACTTTCATGTAAAAATAAGCAAAATAAAAACACCTTACTGGTGCTTAAATCTTGCTTTATAAATTTACTCTGCTATTAATTCGCTAAGTTCTGTATACTGTTCTACTGTTATTTTTCCTCCAGCTAGAAATATATCTAACGTACTAGATATTTCAGTAAATTCTCTTTCGTTTTCCTCTTTCTTTAATTCAGCATTAATCCTATTCTTTAAAATTTTGTATAAATTCATTTTACATTCCTCCATTTTTTATTTTATTTGATTCTATTTCTAAAATTGTATCTTCTACTTTAGAAATAGTACTATCATCTGTATTGTTTAAATATGCTTGTATGTCTGATACTCTAGTATCTTTTTCTTTTACAATAACCTGCCCTGTTTGTGTATTTATAGACTCGATTATTTCATTTTCTCCTATTTCTGCAACCATACAAGAATAGCGTTTCTTAACTTCTTCCCCTCCCTGTAAGGTATAAATTATGTTTCCTTCATCATCATATACTATCAATATTCTCATATTCATACTCCTATTCCTTATAATTTATAGAAAAAAGATATACTGTGCCATTCCACCCACATGATGTGTTGGTATTCCTCATATACAATGTTCTTCTATCATTTGATATACTTAATACTATTCTATTATCATCAAAGGCTGGTAAATAGTTCATCTGCAATTGTCCATTATTTACAATGATATAAGATCCCACTAGTAAAATATCAAACGGTGTATTAAAAGTTATTTCTACTGTTCCTCCAGCAGTCCAACCAATTCCATTACGCTTAATTGTTTCGATTGTAGCTATAGATTTAGCTTTCATAGCATTTCCTGTAATTAAATTGCCATTTACCCATGCATTTCTGCCAGCTATTATTGTACTTGCATCAGCATTTGCTGGAGTTTGGCTTGCTAAATTATTAGCTGTAATTCTTCCACCATTAGTATATCCTGCTGGAATATCTTTAGATTGACCACAATTTAAGTTTGCATTCATTGCTCCATTATTAGGTATATTTTGTGTCACTCTTCCATTACCATCATGATATCCTTTAGGTATAACCCACGTTTCATTTAATGATAATTCTTTATTTAATGAACCATTATTAGTCATAGTTCCTCTTAGATCTCCTGCATCTGTGCTGGCAGTCTTTCCAGCCAGGATGTCAGCTGCAGTTGCATTTCCAGAGCCACCCTCACCCTGTAATATAAAATTTGTTCCATTATACCTCATTGTATAAATAGAGTTTGCTTTAAGATTAGTAACAGCATTTCCATTAGCTTTTAATATAGCTTTAGCACCTAATCCATTAATATTTATCGTACATGCACCAGTGCTATCATTAGGTATTTTAACAGCTAATGCTAAAGGTTCTTTATATTCTTTCAATCCAGTAATTATACCAGTATAATCATTTGTTCCACTTGCATTTACCGGATATACTGTTCCTTCCGATAATTTATATAGATTATCTATAAATGTATCTATACTTTTATTTATTTCTTTCTGATTCCCACCAGTTAATCTTAAAAATGTTGTATTTGTGTTAAATACTCCATAATCATATGTTAAATTACTTAATTCAATAGTAACATTTGCTGCATTACCTATAGCAGCATTAATCTGATAATTCCAGCTAAATGGACCCATACTAGCAGGCGCATAATAATCACCATATTGTCCAGCTGTTCCATATGCATATAGGATTTCTCCTTCATCTGGATCCTCTGCAAATAGTCCTATCTCACATATATAGGTTGCCTCAGTAACTCCACTATTACTTATAGTTCCGCTTATTGTTGCTGTTTTTAATTCTGTGTTTGGTGTTATTTCCTGTATTCCTACATCAAATTTTGGCTTTATAAGAGCTGTAAGGGTTGCTGGGTTTCTTGTATCTAAATTTCCTGAACCAACCATCATTTTTGTAAAATGCAACTCTTGGCCAGCCTGCGCTTTAGCATATAATACTTGGCCTTTATTGGTTATAGACATATTATTAAATATTGCCATGTATTTCTTTACCTCCTTCACATTTAATAGTAGTTTTTTGTATTCCTCCAACTGTAATTCTTGAATATTCTTTCATATCAATTTTTTCTATAGGATCAAATGACATTTGTATAGTTGAAATTTGTTGACTATATACAACCATTGCAGAATGTACTTTAAAATCAATAGGTGTACGTCCTATATAATTAATTCTTACACCTTCAGGTTTAGGAACAATATAACCATGTTGAATTAAATCTTGCCGTATCTGATTTACATACCCTGTTATATATGCTGTTAAGCTCATATCTTGATTATCTTGTAATTGTAACCCTATATCATCAAATATATTGTTCCAAATCTCATATGCAGATTCTATTTTTCCATCCCACATATTCATGGCAACTTTAGCTTTAAGCACAAGTTTATACGTTTCATCATCTAAAACTGGATTATGTCCATTAAGTGGCTGAAATGTCAATGTCCTTTTTCTTCCTATGATTTGCCCTAGTATATCTAATTGTTTTCCTATTGCATTATCTAAATCAAAATCATTATCCATATTTTTAGTCATAATATAAGCATGGTCAATAATATTTAAACAACTACTCAACCATGCTATATATTTAGGTTTATCTCTATGCTGTGATGTTATATTATCTAAATATTTATCTATTGCCATAACATCACCTCTAACTTATATTAATAGTAATATTATCAATATTACCTCTACATACTTCTTTATAATTCATCTTTATATCTTCTGTTGATTGATTTTCTAAACTTTTACCTGCAGTAATAGCTGTTATAGAAAATGTTGGATTAGCTAAGCTTTCCATAGCTTGTAATGCAACTCCCCACAATGCTGATACTGTCAATTCTACTCCAATTTCTAATGAATTTAGATAAGTTTCTAATTTTTTCTTAATAGATTCTGTAGTAGCTGTTGTATATCCATTCAAGGTTTTTATATTTATCACTACAAATATATCATTGTATATTGGTCTAAAAAATCTTATAGGTGTTATTTGATCTTTAGAATCTAATATATTTACAACAACATCACCGTTTGTATAGCAACCAATGCCTTTATGTTTCCATATAGCTTTTGCTATCTCTTCATTTTCTCCACCTTCAGCTATTACAGTTATACTATGTGGTGGCAATCCTCTCTCATCAACCTCATTAGTATCATTTTCATAAACTTGTTTACGTATTACACCTTTTACTTGTGCTACTGCTCCACTAGTTCCTTCTAACATGGTGTTGCTTGCATTGGCAGTACTTTGTGATTGCCTTTGTCTTAATTTGCTATCATCTTCTAACTGAGATCCTATTGTTGAATTTTCTTTATTGTAAACACCATTCCAACCATAAGTAGGATTATAAATCCCTGTTATATCTCCTGAATTAGCAACTATAGGCCCAGGTATTTCACATACTGCTAAAACGTCAATTTGACCTTCATTAGGAATCGTAACTGTAGCCGGCAAATCCCATTTAATATTTCCATTATCTAATACAACACCATTTTTTATAGTTGTACCTGAAACTCCACTTATAGTAACTATACATTCACTGTAAGTAGCCGCTTTTCTCTTTATTCCATTAATCTTTACAATACTATCAAGTCCACGTCCTACAGCTTCATTAGGGGCTCTATTATTATAAACTTGTTGTGCTATTTGAAAAGCATCATATATTTTTTCACTTACAGTTGCAATCCATTGATAATCCTGACTATCATCTCCTAAATAAATATCTTGGCCAAAGATACTTTTTGCATCATCTATTAACTTATCTCTTATATCTGAATATGTTGGCATATGGAATCCAGTTTCATTAATATATGGAGAAAAATAAGACACATATATCAACTCCTTTCCTATAAAGTCAAACTAATTTCTATCTCACCATATTTAGTACTTACAGAACAGTTAAAACTATAGTTTCTATTCTCATAATTGCTATTAAATCTTGTTATAGATAATACATCTGGCGTATCAACTATTCTTTCTTTTATCAGACTATCAGCTATAGCTAAATTTTCATTAGTTCCACTTTGCCCTAATATTTTTTGAAATAATGGAAGACCTTCCTCTGTATTCTCCCACCATTCTCCTTTTAATAATTTAATTCTTGTTTTTATTGCTTGTGCAACCGCATAAGTGCCATAAGTCATATTTTGTTGCCCTTTTCCAAATTGATAATCATCATTGGAATCTAAAATTCTATATCTCAATTAATCACCTTCTATTGGAGTTATATCAATACCATTGATTTTTACTTTATTTGATATTAGATTAATTTCATTATTCTTCAACTCTATAATTGAATTTCCTGTTTCGTTTCTTAACTGGCATGAATCTGTTGAATAGTCTTTTATTACTCTAGGTTGTGACCATGTACCTAAAATTGCAAAGCCATCTGATAAATCATGTCTTCTCTTTTCAATTTGATTTTGTATACCACCATGCTGCCACCATCCATCTATACACATATCTCCAAAAACAACTAAACATTCATCACCTTGCTTTATAGGCATAGTTAAGCAATAACCTCCTGCTCTTGGAATTACTATTGGTACATCTAACAAAACTGGAATATCCATCCACTGTTTATTATAATCATATCCTGTAATTTCCTCTCTTAATGCTAATTGAACAGTTACAGTTTGTTCTTTTTCATCAAAACCTTGTATTATTCCTGGACAAGCAACTCTCAAATTATTTTTCCAACTATCACCCATGCATCTTTTTTGTTCATCTTCACTATTACTTATTTCTGCTATATTTCTCAAATAAAAATCCTCCTAACTTGATACTGAAGCGACTACACCACCTAATTGATCTATAGTTTCAAATTCTAAATACCAATCACTTCCCCTTGTATCTCCTTGATAAGTTATTTTTATAACTCTATAAATTCCATCTTTATCAAGACTTCTAAATAGCCCTTGTGAATCATCACTTTCAGAATCACTAACACTGCTACAATTAGGTATCTGTCCTTTATCTGCATCTATAAGACATTTAGGCCGTCCAAACTCTGGTGTTCCATAAAGTGCATGATATGCAACTTGATCTTTAGGCTCTTTTCCATCTCTTCCTCTTGCAGCATAACAATATCCATTACCTGCATATATAGCAATATGGTGACAATCATTGCCTTTACCCCAAAATACTAAATCTCCTGGTTGTGCTTCTGATTGAGATATAAACTTACCATCTTTAGCAACTTGATTATATTGTGGCCCTGTTATATCTACAATTGATAATCCAGCAACCTCATAACAATGTTTAACAAAAGAACTACAATCCCAATAGGTAATTCCTCCTACTGTTTGTCCTCTGTACTCTTGTGAATATTGCACATTAGGATCATCACATATCTGTTTTGCTTCTGCTATTATCTTATTTCTAATGCCTGAATCATTATCTTGTGATACTCCACCTACTGGCGAAACATTTGAGCCACTAATATCAATTTGTTTTGCTCTAACTAAGCTATTATCTACATGAATAAGTGAATTAAGCTTTATTTGTGGATTCAGTAAACACTTTCCTAATATTCCATAGTCAGATTGTTCTGGAGTCCCTATAAGTCCACTTTTAGGATTTAATTCAAATATTTCTCCTTCTGGCAAATCATCCATACTTATTAAATTTAATGTTCCATCATCCATATAAAACTGCATATCATGTCCTTTTGCAATCTGCCTTAAATAATCACTTGCTTTACCAAAGAAGACTTTTCCCCTAGGAAGTGCCTGACCTTGCAATTTATCAGAAATACTTCCAAGTTGAATAGGGTTTTCAGCTTTATTTGTCATATGATCTACAATACTTCTTTGTGTTTGTCCTCTCATAATAGAAAAATTAGCAATTTCAAAATTAATAGCTCGATCACTATCTAATGCTATAATTGTAAGCTTTGTTGTAGTCCCATCATCTCTACTATTAATACATTGAATAATATCTCCGTCAAAAATAAGACCGAATTGAGTTCCCTCATATCCAGCCTCTACTGTTACCCTTTTTCCATTCATCATTATTGAATTTTCTGTTTGAATATTTAAGTTATATATTTCAATAATTGATACATTAGGTTCCATTTGAATAGTCTTAACTATATTAAATACACACCTAAGTTGTGATACATCATAGGCATTATTATTTTCATCCGATACAGTTATTCTGTATCTTCTCCCAAATAATGCATCCCCTTCTTTTTCGCTACCTTTTATAACCTCATAGTTAGTTGCTTCAACAGTTATCATATCTGATTCACTATTTGCACTATCCCCAGAACTTCCTGTAAATTGTTCAAAATACTCTTGTGCTTTCTTTTGTCTTGTATCTAAGTGTGCAACTGCTGCATTTGGTCTTTCCCATTTAAAGCAAAATGCCTTAGTTAATTCATTTATATTATTATTACCACTCATAAAATCATCATGAGAAAGATATCCTTTTATATTATCATTCCATTGAAAAGATGCGCCAGTGTTTCCTAATTTACCAGATAATTCACCCCACAGAAAATTTAATTGATGTGTTAAGCTTGTTCCATATCTTTCAAGTTGTTTTCTTCTTTCGTAACTCCATTGACATAGACCGAAGCCTATACCATTTCCCTTTTCTATAGCATTTTCATTAAATCCGCTCTCTGCATATATGTTTCCCATAGTTGCAGCTATGCTTCTTTCTGGAAGCTCCTTTTCTTTTAAAAAGTTCCATACAGTTTGTTCTATACTCATTCTGTATCACCCCACAATAAAACAAAAGTACTTCCTAGATTCTTATCATTAGGTTTATCATTTTTTATATTGGGATTTATTTTAGCAATATAAGCTGAACCAATATTTAAATAACTATATTGTTCTAAAAGATTTAATCCACATACTAATGGAATTGAATTTATTAGTGGTTCTTTATTTGAATTCGATATATCCATGTTCCAACAATTTTGTTCTGTATTATATCTCAAGAAAAAGTAAAGCTTTATTTTCTTACCATCTATAGGAATAGTACTTGTGAATGTCTGATTAGGACTTGTTGTTAATGGTACTATATACATAAAACTCCTCCTTTATCCAAACAATTTAGACATAATACTTTCATCTGCTTTCTGAACCTTTTGGTCTCCCTCATTAGTTTCTTCTGATTTTTGAGGTCTTTCTGAAATCTTAACAGTAGTTACATTAACAACAAATATTTGTTTTAATGTAACGTTTGCCTTTAATCCATAAGCTGTTTTATTATCATCAGTTGCACTTATTGTTTCTATAAGCATATTAGTATATGTCCATAATCTAGTTATGACTTTAATAGGCATTCTTTGCTCTTGAAGTTTTCGTAGTACTTGATATGCATTAATTGATCTTGAATTCCCTTCAGTAAATTTGTTAAATGTCGTATCAGATATATCTTGCATTACATCACTCATACCTATCTCAAAACTTAATTTATTTGCTTCCATATAAGCATGATCTGATATATTAGCTCCACTTTGAATCGGATGTTCTGTAATAGTTAAATTACTTTCATGATTGATGTTAAAATAAGCATCAAAAATAAACTTACCTAAACTAGTGTCTAAGTAAGTTTTTATTATTTGTTCAGCCATCTAAAACACCCCCTGTAAGTTTCTGGTGCTTATTCCTGTTAGATTATTAGAAACCGCATTAGCTGTTGATTTACTATCACTACTGCCATAAACATTTATATTGTTATGATTGGTTACATTGTTATTACTATTAGAAGTTGTATTATTAGATGTACTTTTATTTGTAGTCACATAACTTGCAGTTGAATTGTTGTTTATATTATTATTGAATCCGCTTACTTTTTCCTTGGCACCTTGGATAAATTCCTTAGCTTTATCCAATTTCCCTTCAGACCATTCTTTCACTTTATCCCATGTTTCTTTAGCTTTATCTTTAATCTTCTCAAATGTTTCCTTTGCTTTTTTCCAATAGTTATCCCAAGGAACTAATGAAAGTCCTCCAGTTAAAATGGCCTTAATAACTGAAAGTATAGATTTAATTACTTTACCAGCATTTTCACTTTTACTTACTATCTTATCTATAAAACTACCTATTACAGATTTTCCACCTCTGAAATAAGTCATTATATCATCTATAAGACCTATAACTAAAAGAATAGGATTTAATATAAGCATTATTAATCCAACAATAATCTTCACAGCCTTTTTTACTGGCTCTGGTATCTTAGAAAAAATATCCCCTAACTTTGAAATAGCCTTTATAATGTTTGTAATAGGAATCAATATTTTAGTTATAACAGTAGCTATCTTACCTATTATCATAATTATTCTTAGTAATACACCAATTATTGTTCCTATAACTTTCGCTATTTTAGGAAGATTTTGAACTAACCAATCATTCATTCCATGAGCTTTACCTCTTATTTCATCAAGTGGCCCAGCTATATATTTAAGAACATAACTTCCAATAAGCTTAAAGAACTGCCCTATCATCTGCTTTGTTCTTTTAAATTCAAGTCCTAATCCTTGCACTACTTTAATATTTTTATTAAAATCTGCTGGTAATTTCATGTTTTTTAAATCACTAGTTAATTCTTTAAATTGTTTTAAAAGTGTAGGACTTAACCACAAATCTTCCATACTTGCATCAAGTGTATCTAATGCTGTACCTACTTCTCTAGCATTTTCTTTTGTAGTCCATAACTGCCTGCTTAATTTTTCAAACCGAATATCATCATTGGCTAATTCCTTTAAAGATGAAACTAATTTCTTTATTGCTGACATAGTTGCTACAGTTGCACCAATTATCAACATTAGTGATCCCGCACCTGTACTGGCAAAAGCTTTAATTGCACTTCCACCTTTACCCAATAACTCTCCAGCAGTCTTACTAACATCAGTTAAGCCTTTACTTGCATTAGATGCAAAATCAAGAATATTTTTCTTTGCTCCTTTAATATCCAACTTATCTAAAAGATTATCAGGAACTTTTATAGGATCTTTAGCATTTTCAGAACTAGAGTCTTTAAATTTATTTATATCTTTAACTTTATTTTTACTTTTAGGAGTTTTAGCAATATCTTCTTTGGGCTTAATTTCAGTCATTTCTTTATAAATCTTTTTGGCTAAAGAAATATCTTTTATCAAACATTTAAATGGTCCATTTAGAGCAACAGCCTTTACTAGAGTTGATGATGATGCAAATAAATTAAAAAGGTCTTTCAAAGAACCAGATGTCTCTGAAAAACCTTTATTGCTATCATCATTAAATTTTTTAACACTCTCATCTGCTTGTGCCAGTGATTCTTTGGCACTTTTTAAGGAGCTTTCATCAACATTGAATCCAATTCCAACTAAATATTGTTTTATTAAATCAAGTGACATTCATTATATCCTCCTTTCTGCAGCTTGTTGTGCCCTTCTCTCATTTTCATGCATAACCTTCATCATTTCATGAATATCGAGAAGATCATCTAAACTATATGTTCCATCCCATAATTCATGTTGTTTCCATAATCCTGCTTGAACTGGTGCAAATAGAAATGCATCTATATTTACATACTCTGCGGGGATAAATTCAAGTTCTTCATTACTGAACTGAAGTTCATCCCTAAGAAAAAACCCTGCACATTAAATATTAATGATTGAATAGTTAAATTCATAACTAACCCTATATCATATGCAATATCATTAATTCCCCATTCACCATTTTTTTGTATTACTGGTTGTGCTCCAGCTGCTAATAATTCATCAACAGATTTTAGACAATTATCTTGAATATATCTAAATTCCTCCTCTGGTAAATCAAATATTGGCTTTAATGCTTCAGATAAATTCAAACTCTTAAAATCAAAATTATCATTATCTAAGTTATCTATATCTATGTTTTCCAATATTGGGGGTAATAATTTCATTAATTTAAACAACATATATGATCCTGTTCTTGCATCCATCTTTTTTAATATAAATGTTCTTCCATTAACTTCTATAGATTTAGTATTTTCTACTGCTATACTCATATTTCTGTTCCTCCTAGCTCTCTGTTATTTCTGCTGCCATTAGATTCCAAGTTACTTGTTGTCCTTGAGCCTGATATCCTCTATCTGCTATCTTCTGTGGTGAAACTCCAGTACATACTGTTGAATCATTCAAATTTTTAGAATTAATTGTAATATTAGCTGAAGCCCATTCTGATGCATTTCCTTGTTTAACATAGTTATACCATTTCAGCATAAATTTATTAAAATCAGATACTTGCTGTACTGTTATTGCAATAGTACCATTTTTACCAGCTATTTTAGATATCATTACAGCACCATCCGCCGCAACATCATGAGCTGTATCATCATTTGCCTTTGCAATAGATATTGAGCCAAGACCTGCTCCTACTGTTGATGCAGCTCCAACACTAGGATGAGAAAACGAAACAGTAACATCCTCAAAACTATAAGTTTTATATGACATATATTATCCTCCTTATCTGTTAACATAAAGCTTAATAGATACATTTTCTATTGCTCCAGCACATTTAATTAATATGTAAACTGGAGGTGCTTTTCTTGCTTCTCTATCAGCTTGACTTTGACTATCTACACTATCCGATAATATTACATATCCCCTTGATAATGTATCACCTTTTTCTATGGTCAAAATACTTTCTGTATTCCAAACCCCTGGTGCAATAAATCCAATTTCTCTTGCTTTTTCTAAAGGTTCAGTTATAGCATTTAGTAAACTATCCATTCCTGCATCTGTCTGCGGTATCTTTGCACTTCTAGCAAGTGCACTTACAACTGATGTTTGAATATTATTGGTAAGCATATCTAAGTTAAGTACTTCATCAAAATGTGTTCCGTCTGCTGATACTCCCATTTCAAATAAATCATAAACAGAACCTCTATTTAGATAAACATTTCCATTTAAATTTTTGATTGCTGTTACTTGTGTTGATGTTAATGGTTCTGTCTCTACTCCTGATACTGTCTTATAAGCTAAAGTAAAAGCACTTCCACTTGTACTTGTATTTCTTCCCATAGCAACTCCCATTATTCCTACAGCTGCATAATCTGTCTTAGTAGAATATTGTCCTAATGCCCTATGAACTCCATTTTTCTTTAAAGTTTCAAATATATTTCCTGATGTTGCTGTTGGAACATCACTGTCACTTGTATCATAAAATAGATAACTTTCTGGACTAGTAGAATCTATATATTTTGCTAGTTCAACAATATCAGATTTTTCTATTCCACATACATATACTGCATACCATTCTGAATTAGCTTCCCTACAAGCAGTTACTGCTTGAACTACTGTTTCATTCTCTTCATCTTGTCTGCCTATAGCAACTTTTATTGGTCTTGGAGATTGTGAAAAATATTTTTGTGCCGCTAAATATTCTGGTTCATTTCCTTTCCATCCATCAGCTGTTAAATCTGCCATTTTAGAATATGTTTTTACTCTGTCATCAGTACTTATTACTTTTGACTTTCCTACAATTATTCCTAAATTAAAACTAGTTCTTACTGCACTTGCAGGACCTACACTTACACTAACATCAACAACATCATTTAATGGTAAAGTTGACATTGTATCATCTCCTATCTATTATGTTTTAATATAATATCAGCACTTTTAATATAAGGAACCTCACTTTCACGTGTAACTCCTTCATTAAATGTTGCTGAAAAATCTGTTCTTTCCCACCATTGGCCATTATAATATTCTGGCAACCTTGTAGGCATTGAAACATCTGTAATAAGAAATAAATTCTTTTCTTTAAACTTCTTCATATAATCAAAATCAAATATCAAATGTCTTATAATATCTGCATTGTCATATGAATTAGGACCATATAAAGTCCAATTGATTTTATGAACTCTTGTATATCCAACTTTCTTTTTTGCATAAGGCGCATCATTCTTTACTGGATCATAACAAATATTTAATTGTCTGGTCATAGCATCATCACTTGGTGTAATTCTTAAGAAACAAATATCATCATTTATTTTCCATCCGGGAGCTCCACCTGTTGGCCATGCAATTCTTACCTTACTTTGATTTTCTTTTTTACTTAAATCAATTCCAAGCATTTCACATGTTATTTCTGCAAAAAAATCTTCAATTTCTGTTAGTTTTAATACTTGATCTGCCATTAATTGCTCACCAGCCTCATACCTATAGCTGAATAGTAACCATATTGGCTATAGTCATTTACTTGATATAATTTATATCTTTCACCTTGCCACTCAATTTGGTCGGAAGTACCTTCAAATTCATTCTCTGATTCTTCATCTTGAATAGCATGAGTAGTATAAAGCTTCCTAATTGTATGAATTGTAATTTCTCCACCAACTCTATCGCCTTCTGGAATCATTTCGATTTCTTTAGGTTTAGATGGTGTAATAACTCCTATCATGCTAATCTCTTTTTCACCTTCTATAAATCTGCCTTTTACCCATTCACCAGACTTTCTAAAAACTTTAAATGTCTGTGCAAATCTAGAGTCTAACACTGCATGTGCAACATTAATCAAAATTACTCACCATCCTTTATTACATAGGTAATAGCTTTTCTTAATTCTCCAGTATCGATAAGTGGTCTGTCAGAGCCTTTCTTTTTGGCTGTTTCTTCACTGTTAGCAGCCCAATTATTAGCTGGATTAGTAAACCAATCTCTAGCAATGTTTTGACCTTGCATGCCTACCTTTTCTAGTCCAGGACTTATATTTTTACCATCTAATGCATCATTAGCAACATCTTTCATTAATGCAGCCATTTGCTCTTTTCCATCTTCCATAGCTGGTTCAAGAATGGGCCTAGGAGGAATGTTCCATAGCGGAGATCCATTTTCATGTACATATAACTCATGAGCTTCACTGTATGGCATATCATTATTGATGTTGTGTTGCATAGCATTTATCATAGATGTTTCTCTCGCCCCATTGGTATGGATATACATTAATTCAGCATTTGTAACATTGCTATCTGGATGCTCTGTACTATCCGGCACACCTATACATACAGTTTTCTTTGCTAAATCATTTAAAGATTTCAATATATCATCTGTTAAGTCTTTATCTATTGCTACATTACAAAATCCATTAAGCACATTAACACCTCCTAGTACACATACATTCCGCCTTTACTAACTAATTTACCTATAGTAGATAATTGCTGACCATAAGTGGTTAATTGCCACCCAGCCCATCCATTAACACTATTTGCGATTAAAGAATAATCTGTACTCACAGATACACTTCCAACACTAACGGATGTATCTAGCCCTTTAGCTTTTCCAGCTTCTAATACTCCAGCTGCTCCACTTTCAGGATCTGCAACACTTTGTAAATATAAAGTACAAAAATGTGCAATAAAAAAACACATTGCTACTTTCCAGTAGTTGTGCCATCTGCTTTGTTTTATACTTGTATTGGCTAAATCCAAATACATTTGTGCTACTATTTGTGGAACATTATAATCAGTTGTTTCCGGATTTAATCCGAATTGCGGATATACTTCGTAAAAATCATCTAATGTAAATGGTGGATTAGTGCCAGTCTTTATATTGCTGGCACTTCCTATAATTCCATACATAAAAAATCACCTACTTTTCTAAATTAGTAGGTGTTAGATCTTCGTCATTTTCAGCTTTCTTTTTATCTTTCTTAGTGGATATAACTAAAATAGTCTTATCTTTTTGGGCTAATTTAAATAAATCAGTTTTAGCAACCCAATCTGGTACGTCTTTAGTTTCTCCAGCTTTTATTGTGATTTCTTCATCATCACCTTTAAATAAAAATGTTCTATCACTTCTTATTCTCATGATATTAACCTCCTAAATTCCATCAGTATAGTTTACGCATTGGTAATATAAGAACTTAACTTGACCTATATTAGCCATATACGCTGTCATATATGCTATATTTTCAACACTTGGTTGAGTCATTGCTCTCATAAGTGGTTGCAATATGTCAATTAGTACTTTGCTTTCATCATTTACGTAGCAAACCATTCTATCAGTCTTTCCAGTACCAGCACCCACACACCATCTTGAAGGCTCTATTGCTAAATCAACACCTTGGTTCTTAGCAATATTGTTTTCAAGTAAATAAGTTAAAATAGATACATTGCCTGCCTCACTTACTTTTTGTGAAACAATGTAAGCATAGTTTTGTGGACTAATTAATATATGATTTGGAATACCACTATTATCATATTCTGAATGAGTCCATGCATCAGTTATAGCAGTATTAACATCATTCAATATTTCGTCTGGGGTCTTGTCTTTCCATGTAGCTTTACCACTTGCACCATTTTTTGCTGTTGTGGTTACCACATTAGGATCATTTACTAATCCATAAACTTTTTCTTCTTCTACCCCTTTATAAACCATTAAATCGATTGATTTGTTATAATTTAACCTAATACCATTATCTAAAATAGCATCTAAAGATCTTCCTATACCTTGCATCCTTTGTTGATCTACGAATGGTATTTTAAGTGCATTAGACCATAAAAATGTTCTATACAAATCCTTGCTAGTATTAGCTTGAATTACTGGAATATTATTCGATTGACCTCTAATAAGTCCGTTTCCATTACCTCCAGTAGTCGCATAGTCAACGAATAAGTTTGATGTAGTTTCAGCCCATCCGCCACCGGTCTTTACCGGTATATCTCTCGCAAATGTTACACTTGATAATGGTTCATTTAATTTTGTATCTCTTTTTTCAAGTTCTCCATTTAAATATGCCATACCATTTCCTATAGATGCACTATCCATAGCCATCATAGCATTGGGAGTAAATCCTGGTAATGGATGAACTACATTATTTCCAATTAAACTCATCTTCTATTCCTCCTATATTGTTCTAGTAAGTACTGTAACTTCAGCTACATTATTACTATCTTTTTTACCAGTAGTCCATTTAAGATTTGGAATTTCTACTGTGTTTTCTCCATCTGCTACAGCTTCAAATTGTCCTATAACCCCTTTTGTAACTGATACATTTTCTTTAATTCTTATATATACTTTTCCTCCTGCTGTTGGAGTACCATTATTACAAAGTACCATAATAGAACCTCTGTTAAGAACGTCACATACCTCGTTTGGCAGATATTCTCCACTAGCTGAATAGTAATCAGTAGCTTGTTTGATTTCTCTTACTGCAATACCTATAAATTTATCTGCTGTACTATTAGCAGCAAATCTGCTATAAGTATTATCAGCATTTAATACAACTGGCTCTCCGAATGCTATTGGTAATTCTGTTTCCTTTCCTGATGAAACATCACTCTTAATAACTTTTGGAGTAATTATTGCATCAACTGATCTTGATACTGTTCCTGGATAACCTAGATTTAATTCAATTCCTATTGCTTTACCTGGCATATTATTTTACCTCCTTGTAATGTGGATTTTGTTTTTTATATCCATCTTCGATAGCTTTCATTTTTGCTTCTGCTGCATCTGTTGCTTTTTGCATTTGTACTGCAGCACTTTTTTGAGCTTGCATAATTGCAGCATATGAATTTTTATTTCGCGATTTCTTCGTTACTGATTTAAATTGTGCCATAACAGAATCACAAGCTTTTTGTTTTGCTTTCTTATCTGGAATAGCTGCAATTATTGGTCTTACTGCTTTTAATGCCATAAGCATAGCAGCACTATCAGCATTTGGTATAGGATTAGTAGGTAATTCTTCTTGACTTTGTACTACTCCATCCGGAATATCTTTATCTGACATTTGTTCTGCTGGAACAGTGACAGACTCTTCCTCATCACCTGCAGTTGTTTCCTTACCTTTTTCTAGTGTATTAATTAATTCATCAATAGCACTTTCTGGCTCTTCATCTTCTGCCTTTGGAGTCGCTCCATTACTTAATAGAGCAATTAGCTTATCCATTTTTGCATTTAGTGCGGCTAATTCTGAATTACCACCTTCATCATTTGCTGGTGTTTGTTCTTGTGGTGTTGGATCTTCATCACACCCCTCTGATATTTCATTTAGCGCATCTGCAACCTCTTCCGGTTCTGCATCTGCTAGGTAATGTTTTAATCCTATAGCTTGTAAAATACTTTTTGTTACTTTTTTCTTAGCCATCTTCTTTTTTTCTCCCTTCTCTTTTTGAATTTTAGAATCTTTTATAGCAACACGGTCACCTGCTCTGCCAGCTTCAACAACTGCAACATGATTACCGCATATACCAATTTGACTATATGTGCCATCTCCATTGTCTTTGTATTGGCACTCATAACCACAACTTACCTCTCGTTTACCTTGATTTATTTCATCAATTAAAACTGAATCATAGATTATCAAGTCACCTACAAGTAAATCTGGCTCTTTAGAATCTTGCCGTATATTTTGAGTTGTACCCTTTAAAAACATATTTACATTTTGAGGTGTTAATAAGTCTGGAGGATGTTCATCTGTTACTGGTTTACCTTCAAATGAGGCTATAGCAGACTTACTGAATACTTCCTCTGGACTCCTATACACTTTTACAATTTCATCATCTCCAACACCTAATTCGCTTGCTAAATAGTCATACCATCCAGTACGCGCAATCGGTACATTGTGACAAATTAAAAAGTTCTCTGGTGTCCTTGTCATGTTAGGACTAAATCTTGATCCATAATAAGCTTTCATATTCTTTCCTCACCCCCTTTCAAATCTCCAAGTGCTTGGAATTTTTAGCATAATAAAAAGCCTTAGATATTTCTAAGACTCATCTTCCTTTGACTGCTCTTCTATTTTATATACGCCAACTACAGATTCACGCTTTACTACAATGTCTCCAATATTTATAAAATCCATATTTGAATTTAACATTTGATTTATTTCTGCTATTGTATTCCAAGTATAGGTACCAAAATCATCTTTACATTCAGTTTCAACTATAACTCTTATTCTTTCGTGAATATTATTATCTGTATCTATAATTATTTCTTTTGCCCTTTCTTTTATAGTACATCTAGCTCCAATTAATGGGCTTATGTCTGCTGCCATTAATTGATCTTTAATTTTTTTACGTTCTTCATCAGTTAATTTATCAGTAATAATTATAACTTCAGTATCCTTATTTAGCATTAAATTTCCTCCCTTTATGCTGCTATTTCTTCAAACTTCTTTCTTGTCATACTTTGTATAGATCCATTGTAATATACTTTGCATGGCCATTTAACAAAATCTAAGCTTACAACAGGCTCTGGATAACATCTACAATTAGGACATTCTCCAGCATGATAATAACCTAATGATGATTTTATCCCTAAAATCTTTTCTGGACTCGGTGGATTATCCCAGCATATTAAAACGCCTTCCATATGTGAATGTGAGCTTCTTACTCGTTGGTCCTCAGATGTTCTCCATATATACCAACGTACACCTAAATTTTCACATCTTGCTTTTGCTAACTCAGTGCTGGCCTTACTTACTTCAGTCCTTGCTATTAAATTTGCTTTCTTTTCAGATACATATTCAAATTCTTTCTGCAAGTCTTGTGCTATGTCTGAAGCTCTTCTACCACTATAGCTTTGTTTTGCTGCATAGTCAGTCATTTCCTTGGCTACATCTAATGGCATACTCTTTATTAATTCAGCATTCTTTTGTATCTGCTCATTTACTGCGCTACCTATAGGTCCACTTAATTCATTTTTTAATGCTTCATAAATAGTTCTACCTCTAGAATTTGCTTTGGCTGCTTCTCTCCACGTCTTACCTGCATCAGAAAAGATACTTGTTATCATCTTCTTTGAACAGCTTTCAGCATACTTTTTAAACTCAGTACTTTCAGTAAATTTCTTAAGAGCTCTTGTGATTTCATCCGCAGTTCTCAGTCCTCTAATAACTTTATTCATCCGCTTAACTATTTGTCTAAGTGACCTCTTATAAGTAACCTCAATTCGCCTTTGTGGTTGCCATAGGTCTTTTGCTGTATTCTTTCTTGGTACCATGCAATCACTCCCTATAATTACAAGAATAAATGTTTATTCTATTTATCAAACAAATCACTGTCACCTGATGGCATATTAAAATTTAAAGATGTTTCTTCTTCCTGTGGCATATCTCCAAATGAATCAGTATCATCATCCGCATTGTCTATATCTTCATCAGTTATATTAGTGAACATACCTGTTGTTTCAGACATTTCCTTAAGTTCCTTTAGAGCTATTTTCTGACTTATAAGGCCAGCATTAAATACATTTATTATTGTATTTGATTTCTTATCTATAATATCAGCTAATTCGCTTTCACTTGGTGCCCCTATAGGATTAAAGTCATAGTCTAAATCATCTGGAACAGCTCCAAACTCACTTATAAACATTATAGGCAATAACTTATCCAATACTGGTTCTAGTTGTGCTGTTTGTTTTTGCTCTACAGTTTCATAATAATTTTTACTATCACTTTCACCAGTAGCATTAAATCCAGCTGGAGAACGTCCAAACAATTTAGTAACAGGTATTTCAGCAGCACCAGCAACATCTAACATAAATGATTCGTATATATCATTAAGACCACTAAAGGTATATTGTTTAGTGTCAAAATCATCATCTTTATTTAATATATATATTCCCATATTAGACATAAGCCACTCTTGAGCCTGTACAGTATTGTATAAATCCTTTTGTGATTGTTCATCACCTAATGCTAATATTTCTCCTAAATCAGCCATTTTAAGAACTCTTAAATTTGCTAAGAAAATAAGCTGTGCTATATTCCAGCTTGTATTATCTCTTTTCTTAAGCTCATCAAAGATTATTTCAACTTCACTAGCTCCCCAGCCTACCTCTGTACACTTTTCTATATATGGAAGTTCTCTGCCTGTAAATCTTAATATTCTACTGTGGTGTACTCTTACTGTAAAGTTATCTGTGTTCCACTCATAATATTTAGGCAATCCAAAATCTGGACTTGATACATCTTCTATTAATGTTTCTCCTGGTGTTATTCCAGACCATCTGTCACCAACTATTAATCCTTTAAATGAACCTGGCATTATCATGTCATAATCTAATGGCTGGTCTAAAATATCCTCATGGCCATCTATTATTATTACTGCGGCAGCTCCACCATAAAGTCGGCCCCACTTTAAACCTTGTAAAATATCTCTTTGTATTCTTGTGGTCCTTTGAAGCTTATCAAATCTTTTAATCTGATCCGGTTCTAATTGTGTAGTAATATTAATCCAATTCTTAACCATATCTTCTGGTATAGCATCTATAATTTTTCTAACAATCCAGTGTGATCTATAAAGACTATTCATAAGCTGAAAGTTTTGTGTAAGTCTTGTCATTGGATAGTCGGTACCTTCTAAAAGATTCGGAGTGCCAGCTCCAAGCCTTGCTAATACATTTTGAAATGCATCCATTGATACAGTTCTACTATCGGCTATAGGCTTTGGCTTGTTGTCTTTACTGTAATTCCTACGATTTTTTCTACTTCCCACTTATTTGCCTCCTTTCTACATCACTAATCGTCTTGGTCTAATTATTGTTTTTACAAAGTATCTTATTGCATCCATTGCATGGTCTTTTTCTTTTACTGGTTCTTCAACACCTCTTAACGCTGATTTTTCATTCCAAACATATCCCGCAACCTCTTCCAAGAAATTAGGGCAGTTCTTTTTATGAACTTTTAGCTTTCTTGTTGCCATTAATGTAGATACCATTCTTATACCTTCAAGTACTTCATTGTCTGCATCCTTAACCCTTATTCCTTTTGCTCTTATAGATACTTTTAGCGCCTCAGCTGATGGATCTACTATAACAGCTCTTGGATGAACACCACCTATAAACTTAACCAAATCACCTGCAAGTACCGAAGTTTCCTTTTGGCCATCTTTCTTATTATTATGATAATATTCATTTACTACCCATATATTAGTACCATCATCCCATATATCTAAAAACACAGTAGGATTCGTCATTCCAAAGTCTATAGCAATGTATCTTTGTGCTATGTTTTTCAATCCTGGCGGCAAATCTTCATCATTAAATGTGTTTAATTCCTTATCCCACATATCATATATAGCACCATCAGCTATTACCCATTTCCCCTCTATCATTCTTAGATACCAAAATCCGGTATAGGCATTCCTTACGAATTGCTTATATTCTTCATCAAGACTAGGATTATCATCCAATTCAAAATGATAATCCTTAACCATACCACTCTTGACCTTTTCTTTATCTGTAATAAATTCTTTGTATAAATAGTGATATGGACTATCTGGATTAGTAGTTCCATATAATTTAGCACCTTTTACAGAAAGTCTGTTAAGTAGCTGTTTAAAAAACTTTTCAGGCATCAATGATAATTCATCACAATAAGCACCTGCTAGAGTTTTACCTCTTAAGTATTTTTCTGACCCTTCATCTTTTGCACCAATCACTTTAATATCTCTATCAAATATCCTCAAATCTCCAGATTGCTTATTATATGAATAATCATCTTCATCTAAAGTATCAAACATATCTCTAAGCACATTGTCATATATGGTATCTTTAGAAACTCCAGTTATCACTAATAACCCTTTAGGACCTTCAGTAATGTATTTAAACCATTTAAGCATCATCGCTATAGTTTTACCACTTCTTACACTGCCTTCAAGAATATTTATCCTGGCATCATCTTTTATTGGAGTATTTATAAAGCTCCATGCTTTTAATCCAAATTGTTCAAAATCCATTATTCAATCACCGGCCCTTTGTTAAATGCTTCTATTAATTTATCCATATTACCATGTGACTTATTATTTTTTATTCCAATAATCTTATTTAATTCAGCCTTCATTCTCTTAACTTTAAGCATTTGTTCTCCAGATACAGTAATTTCATATTGTTTAATAAGTGATCTTAACTCTCCCATTGCTCTTGATTGAGCTTTCAAGAATGATGCTTGTTTATCCCAAGCAAACTGAATATTATATCTTTCTGATGATGATGTATCTCCATTAGTTTCACCAGCAAGCTCTTTTGTGATATCATCTTTAGATTCAACTAACATTATGTTTTGAGCTCTTACTATAGCCGCATATTGAATCTGAATATTTTGCCATAATATTTTTGATGGATCCTCATCCATGTCCTTAATTATTTCCAGAGTTTCTGTAGGCAAATGTTTAGCAAAAAATCCATGAGTTTCAGCATTTTTATTTCGCAATGGTGAACTTGGTTTATGACCAACTGAGTTTTTATTCCCAGGCTGTCCGCCTCTTTTATTAGTAACGTTACTTTTTCTTTTTGGTAACGTTACTTTTAATTCCTGCTCCC